TCGCGAGACTGGAGAGGCGTTGCATCCAGAACGTTACAATGAAGATGCCCTGGATCAAATACGTAAAGCTATTGGTCCGAGAGATTGGTCGGCGCTGTACCAACAGAATCCAGTATCTGATGAGGGCGATTACTTTTCTAGAGACATGGTGCGCTATTACGACTCCGAAGACCTAGAGTTTGATAAATTAAAATATTATTGTGCGTGGGACTTGGCGATCGGACAACGCGACAGGAACGATTACTCTGTAGGCGTAGTAGTTGGTGTAAGTGAATATGATGAAATTTTTGTGGTAGATGTTATACGTGGCAAGTATGATGGATTCGAGCTTGTAGAAAAAATACTAGATGTTTACGAACAATGGAGGCCTAGTATTGTAGGCATAGAAAAAGGACATATAGAAATGGCTATTGGTCCGTTCTTGGAAAAACGTGTAAGAGAGCGTAAACTATATGAGGCGTATTTTAAAGATCTTAAAGTGGGGAGACGTGATAAAGAAGCTAGAGCTAGAGCAATTCAAGGTAGGATGCAGCAGGGCATGGTATACTTTCCAAAAGATGCGGTTTGGACTGGCCCCCTGGTTGCTGAGTTGCTACGTTTTCCGAATGGTGTACACGATGATCAGGTTGACGCTTTGGCGTGGATTGGCCTCATGATGACAGAGTTCTCTACCTACTTTGAACAAGAAGAACATATCCCTTCATGGAGAGATAGACTAAAATACATAGCAAAACCAACAAGGCGTAAATCGTCAATGAGTGCATAATGGCATACGGAAAACCGAAAAAGACCTTAAGTAAAGCTGAAGAAGAAAATTTAGCTGCAAATAATTGGGAAAGATATACCCGAGCTCGAGACGCTGGCCATGATGATTACATGGAGATTGCGCAGCAATGCGATCAGTATTACAGAGGACAACAATGGGACGCGGCCGATGTAGCAACGTTAGATGACCAAGGTCGACCGGCTCTAACAATTAATACAATTTTACCTACAATCAATACAGTCCTGGGAGAACAAAGTACACGTAGGGCTGATATTAAGTTCAAGCCTCGTGGTAGTGGTATGCAAGATGTTGCTGATGTACTTACAAAAGTTTACATGCAGGTGGCTGACAACAACAAACTAGACTGGACGGAAGCGCAAGTATTTGCAGATGGCCTGATCCAGGATCGTGGTTGGTTCGATGTTCGTATAGATTTTTCTGATAATTTTAAAGGCGAGGTACGAATTACAGCTAAAGATCCGTTAGATATTATTATTGATCCAGATGCCAAGGACTACGACCCACGTCATTGGAACGAGATATTTGAAACTAAGTGGATGAGCCTTGACGAGATAGAAGAACAATATAGTCAGAAAGCCGCAGACAAGTTAAGGATGATATCGGAGATGGGCACTTCTTATGGTACTGATTCGATGGAGTATCAAGAACAAAGATACGGTGATACCGAGGAACATGAATATTCTAGTAATTACGCGTACAACCCAGAAGAGGCCAGAATTGTAAGATCAATAAGAGTTATTGAGCGTCAGTATTACCAGCTAAAAGATTGTATGTTCTATGTCGATCCAGTAACTGGAGACGAACGTCAGATACCATACGACTGGGGTAAGAAAAAAAGAGAACAGTTTGCAGATGATTTTGGATTACACATAGTTTCAAAAAAAGTCCGGAAGGTTCGTTGGACGGTAACAGCAGACAGAGTAGTTCTGTTTGATGATTGGTCTCCATATAAGCATTTTACTTTAGTGCCTTATTTCCCATACTTTAGAAGAGGTAGACCTTTTGGCATGGTAAGAAATTTAATATCACCTCAAGAACAGTTGAACAAAATAAGTTCTCAAGAGTTACACATTGTAAACACTACTGCTAATAGCGGTTGGGTGGTTGAGTCAGGATCATTGACGGGCATGAACGCAGATGATCTAGAAGAGCATGGCGCGGAGACTGGTTTGGTTTTGGAGTATAACAGGGGATCCTCCCCCCCAAGCAAAATTCCGCCAAACCAGATTCCTACAGGTTTGGATAGGCTCGGACAAAAAGCCGCTGCTAATATAAAACAGATTAGTGGAGTATCAGACTCTATGTTGGGTACAGACGGTCCAGAAGTCTCTGGTGTCGCTATACAACAAAAACAAAACAGAGGAATCTTAATGATTCAAGTTCCTTTGGACAATCTTACAAAAACAAGACAATTCTTAGCAGAAAAAATTCTTCAGCTTATTCAACAGTATTACACAGAAGAAAGATTAATTCAGATTACAGATGAGGCCGATCCGTTTAAACCTAGTATCCCTGTACCAATAAATGCTATGACCCCAGAGGGCACAATAGTTAATGACCTTACCTTAGGCGAGTATGATGTTGTAGTAGATACGATGCCGGCTAGAGATACTTTCGACGAAGTACAGTTTGCAGAAGCAATACAGTTAAGACAAGCAGGCGTTCCTATACCAGACGACATGATTGTGGAGTATTCTCATCTATCGCAGAAAGCTCAGATTGCAGATCGTATAAGAAGGATGCAAGGCACAGGTGAGCCTACAGAACAAGAAATACAGCTTCAACAGTTCCAATTGGAGTCTCAAATCAGAAGCACGCAGCTTGAAATTGCTAAATTAGAAGCTGAAGTTACCAACTTACAAACTTCAGCGGCATTGAATGTAGCGAAAGCACAAGCTACAGAAGCCGATCCACAGTTGAAGATTGCAGAACTACAGAGTAAACTTCAGTCTAAACGAGAGGAACTTAGTTTACGAGAGCGTTTGTCAGCTATGACTAACGACATGAGAAAGAACCAAAGTGATACTGCAGCAGCTGCAAGGTTAGCTACTGCTGCTATGAAGCCAACTAATAATAGGAGTTAAATATGGCAAAAGATACCAATACTGAAACAACTACTGAAGACTCTCTGGTCTTTGACAAGATGCCTGGCGGAGACGCTGCAGCACCTCAAAGCACAGATAGTTTTACTGTTGACTTAGATTTTTCTGAGGATACGGTAGCAGAAGATGAAACAATTGCTACGGAGGAGCAAGAAGTTGAAGAAGAAATCACAGAAGAACCAGAAGCAGAGATCGAAGAAACTCAATCAGAGGAAGTTGAAGACCAAGCAGAAACAGAAACAGTTGACGAAGGAGAAGAAACAACAGAAACAACAACAGAAACAACAGACGAGGGAGCTGTACAGGAAGATGTACAACAAGTTGCAGAGGAATCTGTTGAAGTAGAAGAGAAAAAAGCCCCAATGGTACCTAAGTCTAGGCTAGATGAAGTACTTCAAAAACAAAAAGCTTTACAAAAACAGCTTGAAGAGCTGCAAACGACGCGAGTTGAGGCAGTAACTGAGGCTCCAGAGTATAATTTTGCAGCAAAAGAGGCCGAATATCAGCAATTTGTTTTAGATGGAGAGTCAGAAAAAGCTATTGCTTTAAGAACTGAGATTAGAAATGCTGAAAAACAGCAAATTATGTTTGAAGTCCAGCAAACTACTACTCAAAACATACAAGAATCCACAGAAGTGCAAGCTATTCAAGCTAGAGCAGTTGAATTAGAGAAACAATACCCAATTTTTGATGTAAATAGCGCTGAACATGACCCCGATATACTAAAAGAGGCTCTAGAGTTACGCGATGCTTTTATGGCACAAGGTTATGACGGTCCCTATGCTCTTGAAAGAGCAGTAAACACTACTTTAACTCTAAAAAAACCAGAATTACTAGAAACAGAGGCCCCTAAAGTTGACCCTAAGGTAGCAGAACTAAATAAAAAGAAACAAACTGCTAAGGTCAGCGAAAAAATAGAAGCTTCTAAACAACAACCACCTTCTATGAAAGGAGAAGGCGCTGCTCAAAGAGGAGACAAGCCAGTAGATCTTAATAAATTGTCTGAAAAAGAGTTTCAAGCTCTACCAGAAGAGACACTTAAAAGATTGCGCGGTGATTTTGGGTAGGGTAGTATATAGATACGTCCGCTAAGACGATACTTAGTTCTCTTCGTAGAGGTTAAACAACGTATTCGTCAATCAAGACGTAAAACATGGTCGAGCTCGTGTTCGTTACAATCACGTAGACGTTTCCCAACGATAAAGGGTAGACGGGTAAAAGTCGCCCCAGAATATAGCGACTGGTTAACTTTTAAACTTAAAGGTATATAAATGGCTAATACTAACTTTAGCGCGTTGACCAGTGAACAGCTCACCATCTGGTCTCGTGATTTCTGGCGTGTTGCTAGGAATATGTCCTTCATTAATCAATTCGCAGGTAGCGGACCCAACGCAATGGTTCAGGAAATTTCTGAACTTACCCAATCCGAGAAAGGAGCAAGAGCAGTTTTAACTCTTCTTGCAGACATGACCGGTGATGGTATTGTTGGAGACAACACCTTAGAAGGAAATGAAGAGGCGTTAAGATCCTTCGACATCGTCGTACAGCTTGATCAATTAAGATTTGCTAATAGGCTTTCGGGCAGATTGGCTGATCAAAAATCAGTTGTAAATTTCCGTGAGCATTCAAGGGATGCCCTTGCTTATGCAATGGCTGATAGAATAGACCAACTTGCGTTCTTATCGCTTGCTGGTGTTGCATACACAAATAAAAACAACGGAGCTTTAAGGCCTGTTCTTACTTCAGGACAGAACCTTGGGGATCTTTCGTTTAATAGTGATATAACTGCACCAACAACGAATAGACACAAGAGAATTAGCGGTAATAACCTTGCTGCTGGTTCTGTTACATCTATTACTGCTACTGATACTCTGAAGTACAGACACATTGTTGATCTAAAAGCTTTTGCTAAAGATCAGTACATCAGAGGTATGAGAGGCGCTGGTAATGAAGAGATGTATCATCTATTTGTTTCCCCGCAAGTAATGGCTGATCTTAAACTCGATTCAGACTTCTTATCAAACGTAAGAAGCGCTGGAATCAGAGGGCCAAACAACGAACTATTTGCTGGATCTTCTAGCTTAATGGTTGACGGTGTTATGGTTCATGAGTTTAGACACGTATTTAACACTTCAGGAGCCACTGCTGGCACCTCAAGTAATGCTGGTTCTGCTGGATTTAAAGGCGGAGCTGATGCTGATGTTAACTACGCATCATGTCTATTCTGCGGTGCGCAATCACTTGCAATGGCTGATATTGGTCTTCCAGAAATAGTTGAAGATACTTTTGACTACGGAAACCAAAACGGTATTTCAATTGGTAAGATTTTTGGTCTTAAAAAGCCAAAGTACAATTCTGACATAACAGGTCAGTCTGAGGACTTTGGTGTCATAAGATTAGATGTCGCATTCTAATTGTGATAACATTTTATGGGCGGCTAAAGTTTTTTAGTCGCCTATAAATTTAGAAGGAGAAAATAATGAGAGTAGTATTTGACCAAGACACATATGTAGCCTCTACATGGGGACATGCAGATTCTTTTGAGGCAGGTGTACCTAAAAATGTAGGGACAGATTTTGGGGTTTTATGTTTACAGCAAGGAGCTAGAGAAGTTGAGAGTGAAGAGAAAGCAGCAGCTCCTGTAGTAGAAGAGACTCCTGTAGTAGAAGAAACTACAACAGAGGAAACTACAACAGAAGAAACTCCGATGGATTTAGAAAGTATGACTAAAGTTGAACTAGAAACTTACGGTCGTACTCTAGGTATAGAGTTGGATAGGCGTAAAACTAAAGCTGTTTTGATAGAGGAGCTACAAGCCGCTATTAACTAATTATAAAAAATGGGAACACTTACTGGGGCAAATATTATTGCTAGAGTGCAAGACACTCTACAAGATACAACAAGCGTGCGTTGGCCTGAAGCTGAATTACTTAGATATATAAATGATGCACAAAGAGAGATTGTTAATTTTAGACCGGATGCTTCTGCTACTACGTCTAATGTTCAATTAGTTACTGGCACAAAACAAACATTACCAACAACTGGGTTAAGATTAATAAAAGTAACCAGAAATATGTCTGATGCTTCTGGCGGTGCTACAGGAAAAAGAGCAATTAGAATTGTCGATAGCGACATCCTTAACACTCAAGAGCCTGATTGGAATGATCCTACCGTCAGCGGAGATGCGGCACACGGAACTAACGTGAAGCATTACATTTTTGATCAAGACGACCCTAGAAGTTTTTATGTATATCCAGGAGTTTCTGGAAATGCTTTTGTCGAAATTGTATTCTCTAAGGCTCCAACTGATTTAAGTTCTACATCTTCTACTATTGATATTGATGACACATTTGCTAACGCGGTAGTAGATTTTGTTTTATTCAAGTCGTACTTAAAAGATTCTGAATACGCAGGTAATGTACAAAGGTCTAGTCAGCATTATCAATTATTTGTAAACAGTTTAAGTTCTGGAACTCAAGCTCAGAATTTGGTTAATCCTAACTTTGACCTTGCCACTAGGGGTTTAGCGACTTCTAATATAGGAGGCTAAGGTGGCTAGTTTTGATTCTTTAGTAAAAGACGTATTACCGTACGTTCCCGGATGTCCTGATACTTTAGTTGAAACAAACTTACGTTCATCTACTATTGAGCTATGCGAAAAATCTAAAGCTTATAAAGTCGAGCTAGATGTAGTTACTAGCATAAGCGGAGTTTTTGAGTACGAATTTGATCAACCTACTGGCACCGATGTTCATCAAATCCTTTGGATGACTTATGACGGGGAAGATATGGACCCCACTAGCCCTCGTAGTTTAGAACTTAACTACCCTGATTGGAGAGATAGAACAGGCACGCCAGAAGTTTTTTTACAGATATCTCCAGACTTGTTTTATGTAGCTCCTGTGCCGAGTTCTACGAAAACAAACGGGTTTAGAGTTAGTGTAGCTCTTAAACCTTCTAGGTCTTCTAATAATATAGATACAGATTTTTCTACCGATTACAGAGACGGCATTATATTTGGCGCTTTGTGGAGGTTACTACGTATACCCGCTAGGGAATGGAGTGACCCAAGAGCAGCAGCTGATTACAGGAATTTATTTGACGAACAAGTTAGAGAAGCTGAGGCTAGGTCAAGAGCAGGAGACCTTGGTGTTAGAAGACTTGTTAAATACAAAGGTGTTGGACTAAACCCAAGAAAAAGGTATAGAAGATATGGTAAGGAGATTGACTACTGATGGGTTTGTTGAACCTGTGCTTACAGATATACGATCTATGTGGGACACTGTAAAACCAGGTTTAGAGGAGATACTGAGAGACAACCCTAATTTAACATTTTTTCCTGAAGACGTTTATAGCGAGTGTGTAAACGAAAGAGCTTTTCTATTCACTTCCCGTAAAGGCTTCTTAGTTCTTACTATTGAAATAGATAGGTACACAAAAGACAAGACATTGTACATGTGGGTAGCGTATACTTATGCTACTGGTGAGCATCAATGGGTTACTCATCAAACTTGGATAAATGATGTGGCTAAAAATTTAGGCTGTAAATTTATAGAAGCCCAATCAAATGTTTCAAGCTTTGAAGAGTATGCTGTTGAAAATGGTTGGAGTTTAGACACACGAATTTATAGGAGAAACGTTGAGTAAACCTAAAAAACAAGAGTATAAGCCTACAGAAAATGAAAAAATTCAGGCTTCACTTGCCCTTAAAGAAAAAGAAGACTTTAGAAGGTTATACGGACCGTTATTGCGTGAAATGCGCGATGTAGCGGATTCAGAAGATTTTACTCCTACGGCTACAGGCATTGCTAACGCAGATACAATGATAGCGCTTACAGCAAAACCAAGTATACAGGCAGCAAGATCTGTGGACGTTGCAGCTGATGTTGCTTCTGCTGCCGGAGCCCAAATAGGTAAGGCTACTTCAGATGCTTTAGGTGCGAAACGTGATCAACAAGTAGGCGTGTTAGGAGTAGCTAGGGGTCAACAAGCCGATGCTACTACTGGACTAAGTAAAATAGCTAGAATGGAAACTACTAAATCTTTACAGGAGGCCAAAGATAAACAAATGTTGCGAGACGCTAGAACTGCGGCAGGTATTAGAATTGCTACTACAGCGGGGTCTGCGGCTTATGCTAAATCTAAAGACTTAGATGCCGAAGGGTTTAAGTTATTTCAAGATATATCAGGTTTAGGCGGAGGCTTATATAAAACATAATGGCTATACCAGTAAGTTTAGGATACAGACAAGTTATGGAAGGGTACGGGATGCAAAACCCAGAAGCTATTGAATTTAATGTAGGCATGTTGCCCGAAGTAACAGATCCTGAAAAAGCTTATGCCGACATAGCTAGAACGGATTACGAAGACTATATAAGAGATTTTAGGCCCTTTGAAGAACGTTTAATTGAAGCTAGAGACGATACTAGTCTTATAGACCAAGCCGCTGAGACTGCTACAGAAACAACGCAACGAGCAAGAGACATACAGCAAAGAAACATAGAGAGGTACGGTGGGGCTGGCCTAACAGCAGTGCAAAGACAGGAACAAGAGAAAGCTCTTAATTTAGGCGGGGCTTTAAATAGGGCTGATCTTCTTAACAGGTCGCGTATCCAACAAAGAGAAGTAAATCAAGCTACTCTTGCTGATTTAATAAACGTCGGTCAGGGTGTTAACAGAAATGCTCTTGGCCAACTAAACACGGCAGCTGAAAATGCGGCAAGAAGAGATATGGCTTATAAAAATGCTAGAGCAAGTCACAGAGCAAACATGACAAACTTAGGCGGGTCTTTAGCTAGCGCTGCTATAATTGGGTTAACTTTTGGTATTTAGATATGGCACAAAGTTATAGTAGCTTTGCAAAAGCTTTTGAAAGTGCACTAGGTAATGTATCTAGAGCACAAGATGCTGCTTTAAAAAGAGAAGCTTTAAAAACACAAACAGAAATTGCTGAATTTGGGTTAGATGCTAATAAAGCAAATCGTGAGATTTCTTTTTTAGACTCTATTGATGGGTTTATGGACCTAAATGCAGAAACAGGCCTTTATGAATTAGGCGAAGGTTATCTAGAAGCTTTTCAAAAGATGGACCCTAGAACTAGGCAGTATGTTTTAAATACAAACACTAGTTTAAATCAGTACATAAACACAAACGTACGAGAGGGGTCAGGCGTAGAACAAGGAGAGGTAGGTGGCCCTATAGTTATAAACAAAAATAAACAAGGTAAGCCTTTAGTTCCTACTAGCCTAACCGACCGTAGAGCAGAAGCCGAAGCATCAGGCAACGCTGATGCGTTAGCAGCTGCGGACAAAGACATAAATGATTGGATAAGTGGCGGTAAGTCTGTTGTTATGGTTCCTTTAAAACGTAAAGACGGCAAGTTTAGTTTCTTTACAAGAAACAGAACAGATAGAGAAGATGACAATACCTTACTGTTAAGCGGTGCGGAGTTTGGGGCTCTTTTACAAGGTAGGGTAAATCAACTTTATACTGCTATTAATCCTACAATGTCAAGAAAGGCTCAAGCGCTTTCTCAACCTGATATACAACAGACTTTAGGTGTTACAGGGACAGGAACAGACGGCGTTACTACTGATACTTTAATGGACGACGTACGAGTAACAGGACAACAGGCTTATAACGCAATAGATAATCCCAACAGTCAGATTAGGGGAGCTGACCAATCCGTGGGCTTACAATCTGCGACTGCTTTAATACAAAAAGGAATTAGTGCAGATAAGCTTGCGAAATGGAATGACTATAAAGCTGCTGGGGCTAATCAAACTAGCTCTATAGCGGGGGTTAGTGACGCAGACCTTTTACAAGGTATACAACCTGGGGGTCAGTATGACTTCTTTAAACTCACCGCAGATGAACAGAGAGAGGTCTTAAGTAAGTTAGGTGGCAATGCTTTAGGGTCAAGAGTTGGACTAAACAAAAAACTACAAGACGAGCTATTAAATAGTGGGAATGTCCCTATGCGTCGTACGACGACTGATTCTGTAGACAAAAGGGCGATTAACCAATATAGGGCTCAGTTTGGGGGGTCTGTTATAAACCTAAGCGATGATGAAGTTGCTGAAAAAATTAGACAAAGCACTTCTTCTAGGTTCAAAAAATACCAAACTCCAAGAACCGAAATAGGACTAGAAACAGATGCTAGTGCTCTAACTAAAGAACAGTTTATGGATGGCATAGATATGTCTCAATATCCAGACCTTTCTAAAATAACGACTAAAAAAGCAGCTTTAGATTTAGTAAACAGTGGGAACCTTCAAAGTTTTATGTCAGATGATCTTGTAGCCTCTTACAAGATCGCATTACAAAATGCTGGAGTTAACAGCGGAGAAAGTTTTAAACAAGCGGTTGAAGACAAGAAAGTACAGAACCCTTTTCTTGCTAGTTTAGTAGTAGCTAGTGCATTAGCTGGACCTGAGACCACGGAATCAGATGTTAGGAGTCTAGCGACTAGTCTAGTTAACAACATTAAAACAGGTGATCCTTCTGTTGATAGTGGTGAATTACTTCAAGCTGCTAGACAAAATATAGATACAAGACAAGCGTTCTTAAATTATAGAAAAGAGTTAGCCGATGATGCTAGAGAAACACAAGATGAAGCATTAGATAACTTAGTGACTGCGTTAGATGAGGCTATTGCTGATCCTTCTGACGAAGACGGTGGTGGGGCTTCTTCTGCGTATAGGATAGCTAGAACTGAGCTTGATGCTTTTTTAAATGACATACCAGATAATTATGATAAATTAGGTATTTTAAAAAATTCAACAGGTAAAGGACAGAGGGTATTCCAAAAAGTCAAAACACTGGTATCTGAATCGGCTTATAATAAGTTAAAGCAAAATTTCAATTTCTTTTCAGCAGATTTTTGGGGGGATATACCAGCGCCTGAAAACAGCGACGCTTTCGCTAACGCTTTTGAAAATATGGCTTGGAGAGTTGACGCTAAGGGTACACCAATTGAATTAGTAACAGTTGAAACTTTTGGAGGTCAATTGACAGAAGCTGAAGAAAGTTTATCGGCTCAACAAATCGAAAACGCTGTAGGTCCTACAGACTATGCGATTTTATTACGAGTGCTTCCAGTACTAAATCCACAATGATATGCAGGTTGGACAAAGAAATAAAAATTGGCTTAACGTTCGTTACAATGCTAACAATAATTGGCTAGGTCAGGTAGGGTCCGACAATGATGGCTATGCACAATTCGAACACCCCCTCTACGGCCTAAGAGCCGCTGATAAAGTACTTCTAAACTATAAGTTACGTCATAATCTAGACACGGTTGAGGATGTAATAAATAGATTTGCCCCTCCTTCAGACGACAACCCTACTGAAAACTATATAAATTTTGTATCTAATAGGACTGGGTACAACTCTCAAGCTAAAATTGATTTAGAAGATCCTACAGTACGAGAGAACCTTATAGAAGCTATGCTAGCTTTCGAGACTCCTGATGCTTCGGCTGACTACTCTTCTGACTTTATGCAACAGGCTAGAGGCTTAGACCCCGACTCTTCTAAACCTAGAACTGTAGACCCAGACACTGCATTTCAATTATTTACTCAAAAAGAAGAAGATAAAAAACCTTTTTCAGGTGGGCAGGTTGGAGACCTCACTGACAATAACGTATTAGGCGCTTATGACAAGACTGAGTATGGAGATTTATCAGGTCAACCGTTAGAGGCAGGTACGCCCGCTGGTTTGGAAAATGACCCTTATAACTTTTTTACTCGAGGAGTTAGAACAGGAGCATCCAATGCTGCAGCTAACCTAAACTATTTTAGGGCTTTAGGTAATCAGCTT